AACAACAGGCTCACCTTTTACTTCTTTTTCAAATTGAATTTTTTTCTTTCCAAGACCCATTTTGTCTAATATCTCTTTAGCTTCTTCAACAGGTAATTTTTTTATTTTATCTTCAAATTTTCCTAACACATTGTAGATGCCTTGTTCTGGAAGAACAAAATCATCTAGTAGTTTATTGTATTTATCGCCTACCTTTGCAGATACTTCTTTAAAGGCTTCTTGTCCATTTAAGTTTGCAATTTGTTTTTTTAAAACTTTTAATTCTGCTGCTGTTAATGCAGGTTCAGCAGCTTCTAATATAGCTAATTTATTAAACTGTGATAAACCTCTTAATCTTGCTTCAGCTATAGAAGGGCCAACACCAGGTAAAGAGGTAAGTGTTTCTTCAATACCAGAAAGAAGTTTACCACCAGGCCCTTGCCCTTTAAATGCCTGGCCTATGGTTACTGGTACATCTAAATCAATTAATTCTTGTGCTGCAACAGATGTTTTTGGTAATACCGCAGATATACCAGCTCCTAATCCAGCACCTAATCCTAAACCAACTCCTGCTCCCATAGCTCTTTGCTTCAAACCTTCAGCAGTTAAGACATCCCCTTCCGATGCACCTGCTCCATAAATTGCACCTTGTGATCCACCAATAGTTGCTGATTTTTTTACTGCACCCATTTTAGAAACAGCTTGACCAACTTTACCTAAAGCACCAACAGGTGTAAATGATGGAATAATTGACCCAGCAACTTCTCCACCATAAGCTAGTACAGGGTTTGTTTCTCTAAAACTTGATAATTTATTTCTAATCATATCAACTTCTTCATCATAAGTTTTGTCTGTGAAAGATGATGTAACAAATGCTTCTAATTCATCACCAAAACCTAAAGTCAATCCTTGACCCACTGCTCTTGCTGTTCCACCAACTTTGCTAACATTTAAGTCAGGATAGGATTCATTTTGAATTTTATTTTCATCATCCTCTAATCCATACTCTGCACTTAATGCAGCATATTCTTCTTCGGTCATCTAAAAATACTCCTAAAGTTTTCTGCGTTTTCTAATGCTTTTTTTCTTTCATACTCTGCTTCTCTTTCTCTGTATGTTTTAATTTTATTTCCTTTTTTATCTAACCGAACAACAGGCTCACCTTTTAATTCTTTTTCAAATTGAATTTTTTTCTTTCCAAGACCCATTTTGTCTAATATCTCTTTAGCTTCTTCAACAGGTAATTTTTTTATTTTATCTTCAAATCCATATCTATCTTGTTTTTTAAATCGTAAATATTGTGTGCCAGTTAAATCTGTAAATTCTTTAAGTCCCAATCTAACAAGAACAGGAGGAGCTATAGAATCCATTTGTTTTTTATTTATTTCAAATCTTGGTTTTTCTTCATAATTTTGATAACCAGACATTCTTTGAATGTTGTATTGTTCTAAAGTAGAATTATAAGTTGAGTATTGATTTAATAATATATCAGAAACTAACATTTCTACTGCTTCTGGATTTGTTGAAATGCTGCCAGGCTTACCACCTAATGCTAAATATAATCTAGCTGCATCTTGTTCAGTCATCGCACCTGGGCCTACAATAGACAATCTATTTTGCCCTGCTAATCCTTCAAACTGACCTTCTGACATTTTTTGTAATAATTCTCTTTCTGTAAGGCCATTTTTACCTGCAATACTAGAAAGTATTTTACCTTGTGCAATAATTCTTTCATAGCCTTTCTTAAACCCTGTTGAAGCATCAGAATTTTTTACTAAATAAGACATTAGTCGTCTTGATGAATTTTCTGAAGTTTTTAACTTATCAGCTAGTTCATTCATCTTGTCACCTGTTAATTGTCCTATATTTAAATCACCAGTATTTCTAAATACTGGATTTACATTTTCTCCAAATAGTGCTTTACCACCCTCTGCTACTTGGTCAAAATCTTTTAAAGCAACATCCTTGCCTAAATATTTTACTGTATAAGCCCCAGTAGCTGTATTTAAAAGAACAGGATAAGCCTTTCCTGATTTTGGGTTTAATATTTTTCCTTTTTCTTGAAAAGTTCCTCTAACTGCATCTTGAGCTAATAACTCTGGGTTATCTGCTCCTAAATCTCTAACTGTGTTATTTAATGTGTCAAAAACAAATCTTTTATTTAAAGTTTTAAATCTTGAAGGCCCTACAATTGACCTGATTGTTCCCATTGCTATAGAAGGGTCTTGTTGGTTTAGGTATTCATACTGTGGATATTTTGTAGTAAATTCTTTTATAGCTAATTTTGAAGCATCAAGCTGATCTCTTGCCATAAATTTATCATCAATAGCTAAAGCTGCTGCTCCCTCTGTCAAACTTAAACCCATCAACTCTTTTAAGTTACCTTCATTAAGAGTACGCTTACCAGGAATTGTAGTTTCTTTAGGTATGTTAAAGTTTGGAGCAATATTTAATCCTGCTGGATTAGCAGCATCTATTGGAGCTAAATTAGCTTGAGCCTGATAAACTCCAGGTTGAGTTGTAGCATTTGTAGTTGAAAATAAATTAGATGACAAATCTTCTATTTTTTTCTTTTTCTCATACTCATCAAATTGTTGTTTATATTGCATATCTTGACCAAGTTGAGTATATGGGTTTTGTGCAGCTTGTACTCCTGTTCCATAAGCTTGTGCTAAATAAGGAACAATAGAACCATAACCTTTATCATAAGTTTGCCCGGCTAAAGCTAGTAATGTGTTAAGACCACCTTGAAAATTAGATTGTTTTGTTGCGTTTTTTATAGCATCTGGGTCTAATAACCCTAACTGCATAGCTCTATCAGCATATTGAGGTGGAGATGCACCAAAAATAGTAGTTCCTTTAGGGACAAAATCTTTGAAATAATCTAGTGGGTTATATGCCATATTTTTTCCTTGTTATCTTAATAAACCTGCTCTGTATTTTAATTCCTCCTCTGTTGGAGGCCTTGTTTGTATGCCTTGTATCTGTGTAATTAAAGGGTTTCCGGCTGTTGGTACTTGTGATCTGTTATCTAGTGGTGGAGCAGCTACATTAAGTTGAGGTGTTGGTTGATTAACAGCACTATCTACCATCATACCTGATTGTACTTTATCCATCATTGTCATATTTTCATAACCTGTATCTATGTAATCTTTCCCTTGACCCAATAAGTCTAAAGGTGTATTTTCTAAAGCACCATTAAATAGTTTAGGGTTTAATGCTGAATCTAATCCTTGTTTGCTAATTTCTTGCCCAAACAATCCTGTATTAACACCTTGAATACCACCCTCAACACCTAATTGTGTAAATGGAGATATGCTTTCACTAAAACCACCTGTGGTTAATGGATTTACAGAGCCCAAAGCAGCTCCTTCGTATATCCCTGCTCCCCCTAATGCTCCCATTCCACTACCTCCTGCTGTTGCAGGTGCTGAAAATAATAATGGTGTTGTTGTTGCTGCTGCTTCTGTTGCTACCGCTCCTGTTGCAGCTCCTGTAGCTCCAGATGCTAACATACTAGGTAAGAAACTAGCTCCAGTGCCTAGTAAAGCGCCTTTCATGCCATTACCACCCATCATTCTATCTACTGCATAACCACCTACCATGTAAGGTACAAAAGCCATTATTTACCTCCACCACTAGATGTTGTGGTTTGATTCATTGGAGCAGGTGCTCCATAAGCCGCTGATAAGTAAGATTGAAGTTTTTGTTGGGGTTGGTTTTCACCAAAATCATATCTCGCAATATCACTTTGCAACTCTTTTAATGATTGATTTTCTTGCGCTTGACCTACATTCATTAATTGTTGAATGTCTGAATAATCTTGCCCTGCTATTGTACCTGCCTGATTGATAGCTGCATCTTGTCTAGCTCTTTCGGCTGCATAATTTTGATAAGCTAATTCTGAACCTCTCTGTGATAAAGCATTAGCTAGATTTTCTGTTGCTGTAGATTCTAACTCACCCATTGCTCCAGAACCATATCTACCTGATGCTGCTGTTCTTCCACCAACATCCCTAATAGCTTTGTTAAATTCTGATACAACAGGTTTAGCTGCATTTGCCATCATAGATGCAAAGTAAGGATTTCCTGCTGATAACCTATCACCACTTATTGTGCTTAATGCTTGTGATTGTGCTGCTGGTATTAATGGACTACCTGTTCTTGCTCTTTCTTCTGCTAACCTTAAACCTTCTGTTGTTTGAGCTGATGGATCTACATAAGTTTGTCCAGGATAATAAGTTGGGCCATCTTCACCATATAAACCTTTAGCTTCTTCTAAACCATAAGTAATATAAGGTAATATAGCAGGGTCAATATTTTGATTTGTTGTTTGTGTTTGTCCCCCACCACCACCTTTGTATTCACGCAATCTAGTAACAGGATTAATTGTGCCTGAACCACCATGTGCTTTTAAAAGATTAGCTTCCCATGTATTAACATGAGCAAGTTCGGTATCACCCTCTCTACCTAGTTTGCCTAAATTTTTTGCTAACCAGTTATATAACCATATTTTTAACTTAATCATTCTAATTTCAACTCCATTAATTGATATTTTTTTTTGTAACCATATAGCCTGTTCCATAATCTAGCTATACTCTCAAATTTAGTAGACCCCTGTATTGCAGTTCCACCATTATATTTGACCCACTGTTTAAACTGCTCAAACCCTGCTTTGGTGTTTTTACCACCTATATAAGTTATATAAGCCACTCTGTCGTTAGGATAGTTAATCCATTGAACAGTGAGTGCTACATAACACTTATCTTCTTTCATTACTAATAGTAATTGTTGCTGACCTTGTGTAACTAACAGTTTTAGTTGGTCTGCTGTAAATTCGTTGTTACCTTTGTCTAATGCTTTTTGTAATAAAGGTTCTGCAAGATACCAAAATCTTTGCACTTGATTCGTAGGCACTACATAGAGTTTCATAGAATTTATCCAACAATGATATAATCATATGTTACATCAGTATTAGATGTATTTCTATGCCCTATAACAAAGCTACCTTTGGCTTTTGTTTTAATAAATGTATGATCTGATTCTGCCGCTGCATTTGCAGTTCTTGATGAAAATACAATAACTGAATCAAAACCTACTCTTTCATTACTGACTGTAGTTTCTGTAGATGATGTCGCTAAAGTAAAAGTACCACTGTTATTCGTTTTGCCATTCATAGCGTTATTAACTACTTCTGCTACATCTCTAGGTTCACCGCCTTGATAGGGAAGTGTACGATACATTCTAGGCATTATCTATTACCTTGTGGCTTAAAGTCTACATCTACTGCCATAGCGTTTTCCCATGACCCTGTAGGTTTAACAGATACTCTATGGTATCTTCCACCAGTTCGTACATTGGCTCTACCTTCTGATGTTGTAGATACTGTTGGTCCAAATATAATAGAATCATCTAATTCTTTCCGACTTGCTACTGATACATCTGCACTACCATTATCTATTTGTGGTCTTAATAAATTAATTACAGAGTTATATCCATTTTCTAAATCAGTTGTTACTAATTCACTGTTATAAGTAGAACCTGTAAAACTAATTATTTTAGTGTCTTTTGCTCCAGCAAATAAAAATTTACCACCTACCCATAATCTTGCATCTAATGATGCAGGTAATACATCTATATCAGTGTAACCTAGAGTGCCTAAACCTTCTAAAGTAGTTCCTAATGTTGCAATGTTTCCCAAAACAGTTGCTGTTGTTTCAACTCTTGACCATTTATCTAATGTCCAGTTATAAACTAGCATACTTCTGCCACCACCAACATTAGCATAATTCCATATAGCAATATTTAATGCTGGGTTTATAGATGCTGTCATATTTCCTAATAAACTTAAATCTACATCTGAAAAAAACCATCTGTCTATTTTTTCATTACCAATAGACTGAACTTGGTTGCCATCACATTTATAAAATCCATCATCACTTAAAAAGAATGAAACTTGATTGTATTGGCAAACAGAATTACCTGATAAACAACCTAATCCTCTTGAAATATTATCAAATTGAAAAAATAAAGGACTTCCTACATAAGACATTCTTGAAATTGATTTTTCTAAAAAAACTAATCCAAACTCACCCCCAGTAAGTGCAACAACATTACCACCATCTGCAATTACTTGTAAATCTGACTGTGATGTAGCTCCTGCTGTCCAATCAGTCTCATCATTAATATCTGACCACCTTACTGTAGAGCGACCTAACGCTCCTGTAGCTACACTACCTGTTACTACAAAATCTCTCACTACAGTAATAAGTTTAGCTGTAGGAGATGTTGCTACATCTGCCCATGCTGTTGAAGTTCCTATTGTCCAATATTGAATAGGTGCTGTCCCATTTACAGCAAGAACTGTTTTTCCGAATTGAGTAAAGACCCAAGCAAATGTACTTGTATAACCACCTGATTTAGATTTATCTTCTAACGCTTCTGTAGCTGAATTAAATTTAAAAAGTTTAGTTGCACCACCTGCAAACAAAACAACTTCTGTATCAAATTTTGCTACAAAAATAGAATTAATATTTTCTGTTGCTGCTTCACTAAAGTCCTCTGCATTAGGAAAAGGTTGATACCCAATAGATACAGGTATTACATTTTTTGCATCATTAAGACTTCCTGCATTGTCTGGTTGATCTGGATTCCAATCTGTAAATTGTACTCGTTTAGTAGGCATTAGTTTACTTGACCTCCTGATATTGTTCCTGCTGTAACATAGGTAATATAAGAATGTCCATCTATAGCGTTACCTGCTGTGCCACCTGCTGTAACTCCACTTGAACCATTAACACCTAAATTGCCACCAGCTCCACCACATCTTGTGCCATCAAAAGCATCACAAGACCCAGCTCCACCAGTTGTTCTAGTCCCATCACTAGCTCTTACTGAATTGTTCCTTTCTGCTCTTGGACCAGCTCCAATCCCACCATCACCTGCTGGTATAGCTACACTTAATCCCGGACTTAAAGTTGTTGACCCATTTGAAGATAATATGCTTCCTGAAGAACCTGCTTCATGGTAGCCACCTGCTCCACCGCCACCAGACCCAGCAGCATAGTATGTTCTTTGACCTCCACCTCCTCCTCCACCACCACCACCACCACCAATAATTGAGTTATTAGTTAAAGTT